ACGGAAGAAGTGTTGAAGTACAAAGAGCATTAAAAGATATTTATAAATCATTATATACTAATATGGGGTTTATTAGTAGAATGAATGATGTAGTTTCATCGACTGGAATTGGTCCAGCATGGGTAACTACATTTATTAACGATTCGGCTACAAAGAGATTATTGAGTAAATATAAAAATGATAAAAACATTAATTACGAAGAATTAGAATTAGAATTAGCAAAAACTGCAACCAAAGCAATGAATGATGAAGCTACTGAAAGAGGAATAACATCCGATATGAGTAAGAAAATTCAAGCTATGAAGTGGAAAGCATAAAATAAATTAAATGGAAGAATTAGCATCATTATTGTTACAAAGTAGAACGCAAACCCATTCATTTCATTTAGGTGTTAAGGGAATAGGTTCTCATTCAGCACATCTTGCATTAAGTGAATACTATGATTCTATTGTTGGATTAATCGATGGTTTAGTAGAAACTTATCAGGGTAAAGAAGGATTGATTCAATTATCGGGTATTGGAGTATTAGACAAAAATAATGATATTAAAAATATTATTAAGTATTTTGAAACACTTTGTACTATGGTTGTAAAACTAAGAACAAACCCAAAATTACAAGATAGTTGGATTCAAAATGATATTGATACTGTTGTATCTTTATTATATAGAACTAAATATAAATTGGTAAATCATCAGTAATGTTGATAATTAATATCAAAAACGGAAATATAGAGGGTGCTTTAAAACAATATAAAAGAAAAGTTCAAAGCATCAAACAAATTGAAGAATTGAGAGAAAGACAAGTTTTTATTAAAGATTCAGTTAAAAAAAGGTTACAAAGAGAAGAAACTATAAGAAAAAATAAATATAATTACTAATTTTCTTTAGTTTTCTAAAAAAAATATATATTTATTCTCAAATATCCTATCTCATATAGGATTTATTAAAGCAATAGTTGATTAATGAATACCCTTCTTATAAGGAGTGACCGAACAATCAACATAATTCTATTGGAGTTTCCTACGAATAACTTCACAATCAAAACAAGGAAAAAAGCAAAATGGCAAATTCAAAATTATTGAAAGAAGCAATCGCCGATGCTAAAGCCGTTAAAGAAACCGCATTAGCAAACGCAAAAATCGCTTTGGAAGAGGCATTTACTCCAAGACTACAATCTATCTTAACACAAAAATTAAGAGCAGAAGCAGAAATGGAAGATGACGCTGAAAAAGTGGATGAAGAATTAGACTCAACAAACATTGGTAGTTCTACATCAACTCCTTCTTTAGATGCTGATACCGAATTTGAAGCAGGTTCAACTAAAACTACATCTGGTGAGCCAGGTGCACAAGTTGATGACTTCAAAAAAGTAGCAGATATCAACGAAGAAGATGATATGGCAATGGGAGATGAAGAATCTGAAAAGGATGTAGAAATCGCAGAATTAAAAGCGAGATTAGCAGAATTAGAAGGTGAAGAGTCTGAAGAAGATTCAATGGCTGGTATGGAAATGGGAACTGAAGAAGAAGACCCGTTTGCAGCAGCTGGAGATGATATGGGTTCAATGAACATGCCATCGGATGATGATGAATCAGAAGATGATATGGACTTAGAAGCTATTATCAGAGAGTTAGAAGCTCAATTGGGTGACGAAGAAGGTTCTGAAGAAGATGCAACAAATGAAGAAGAAGAAGAAGAAAACCCTGATGCAGAAAAAATTGCCGAATTAAAAAGACAATTAGCTGAATTAGAAGGTGATGATTCTGAAGAAGAAAAACCTGCAGCTTACGAAGGAAAAAAATCAGTAAAGAAAGAAAACTATACTGATGGCGCTGAAGCCGGTACTGACAAAGATGGTGAGAAAGTAATCGACTTAGAAGAAATTTTAAGAGAAATGGAAGCTGACATGACTGATGATTCATCTGCAGAAGATGCTGAAGAAAAAGAAGCTGAATTAAACGAAGCTTACAAAACTATCAAATCTTTACAAAGAACAATTAACGAAGTGAACTTATTGAACGCTAAGTTATTATTCGCAAACAAATTATTCAGAGCTCATAACATGACTAACGAACAGAAAGTTAAAGTTATCGAAACTTTGGATAGAACAAAATCAGTAAGAGAAGTTAAATTGGTTTACTCTACATTAGCAGAGAATTTCAAATACACTTCTTCTACATCAAAAGCTAACAAAAAATCAATCACAGAAGGCATTGCTAGTAAAGTAGTTAAATCTACTAAGCCAGCACAAGCAGCAGCTAAGCAAGTAATTGCTGAATCAGCTGACTTCTCTGCAAGATTCAAACAATTAGCAGGTATTATTAAGTAATTAACAACAAAAAAAAATAAATTCATTTAAAATGGACTTAAAAAAATTAATGACAGGTGCTAACCCACAAAGCATTATGCTTGAACAAACTAGAGGTTTGAAAGCAAAGTGGGAAAAAACAGGTTTGTTAGAGAACGCTGGTACGGAAACAAATAAGCACGGTATGGCTGTGTTATTAGAAAACCAAGCTAAGCAATTATTGGACGAATCAACTAAGACAGGTTCTTCTTCAGGTTCTGAAGAGTGGGCTGGTGTAGCGTTACCTTTAGTAAGAAGAATCTTCGGTTCTATTGCAGCTAAAGAATTCGTTTCAGTTCAACCAATGAACTTACCTTCAGGTTTGATTTTCTATATGGATTTCAAATATTCAACTGCACAACCAGGTAACCCAGATTTCTCTGGTTCATCTTTGTTCGGTAATGGTGGTACTTTTGGTAAAGATTCTTTATCTCCAGCAGGAAACAAATTGGGTTCTACTCAATCTACAACTGGTGGTTTATATGGAGCAGGTCGTTTTGGATATACAATCAATGAGTCTGTATCATCTTTAGCAGCAACAATCACAAGTGCATCTTGGGCAGATGTTCAATTTGATGGTGATTTATCAGCTTCAGTAGCAGCTGGTGGAATTAAGAAATTATCAATTACAGCTCCTGCAACTGCAGATTTAAATGGCGTAAGAGCATTTGAAATTGTACAATCAGGTTCAGTAACAGCTAACAACTACTATCCTCAATACACTAAAATTAATGGTGCTAATATCGAATTCTTCGGTACTGGTTCTGCTGGTGGTGTTGCAGCAGGTGCAGCAACTGTATCATTCCATGTACAACCTACAGCGGCTAATAGAGGTGATTTTGAAGATAGAACTGATTATGGTAATGGATACAATACCGATTTAGGTATTCCAGAAATCGAATTAGAATTGAAATCAGAACCAATCGTTGCTAAGACTCGTAAGTTGAAAGCAGTTTGGACTCCTGAATTAGCGCAAGATTTGAATGCATACCATTCAATCGATGCAGAAGCTGAATTAACTCAAATGTTATCTGAATACATCTCTTTAGAAATCGACTTAGAAATCTTAGAAATGTTACAACAAAATGCATTCACTACTGACTTCTGGTCAGCAAGAATTGGATTTGAGTATAATTCAAGTAATGGTACTTTTGCAATTGATTCTAACCAAGCGGCTGCAAGTGCATACCAAAAGAGCACTTGGTTCCAGACTTTGGGTATCAAATTACAAAAGGTATCTAACAAGATTCACCAATTAACAATGAGAGGTGGAGCAAACTTCGTAGTATGTTCTCCAAATGTTGCAACTATTTTAGAATCAATGAATGGTTTCTCAGCAAATCCTGGTAAAGACGCTTTACAATTTGCAGCTGGTGTAACTAACATTGGACAAATCTCTAATAGATACGATGTTTACAAAAACCCTTACATGACTGAGAATGTAATCTTATTAGGTTTCAAAGGTTCTAACTTCTTCGAGACTGGAGCAGTTTACGCACCTTATGTACCATTGATTATGACTCCTTTAGTGTACGACCCGGTTAACTTCACTCCAAGAAGAGGAGTTATGACTCGTTACGCTAAGAAAATTGTAAGACCAGAATTCTACGGTAAAATCGTAGTTGAAGGTTTAAACACTTTGTAATCTTAACGGATTAGAGTAATAAAATTAAAAGAGGGGATAGAAATATCTCCTCTTTTTTTATTTCTATATTTATAGTAGTAAAACTATAAATTTTCACTATGTCTGTAAACACATATTGGTCGGGTTCAACGGCATCCGCATTCTTATCAGCATCAGCATCAGCGGAAGCAACTCCATTTGGATTGTATGATTCCGATACCGATTTTAAATCTGACGCTCCAAAAACAGCAGTTTGGGTAGCAAAACGATTAGGGTATCCTATCGTTAATATTGAATTAGATAATTCTCAAATATGGGCTTGCTTTGAAGAATCCGTTTCCGAATATTCGGCACAAGTAAATCAATTCAATCTTAGAAATAACTTAGATATTCTTAGAGGGCAACCTAAAGGAAGAGTTACAAGCTTTTCTCAAACCCTTGTAGATGGTTCATTCTTACCAACTGCGGTTCGTATGTCACAACAATATGGAACATTAGTAGGAGTGGGTGGACAAACTTCTATTAAAAAGGCATATGTTAATATGACTTCATCGGTTCAGAATTATGATTTAATGACACAAGCAGTTGATACCGCTACATCATCATCATTTGCAACATTATATACAAGTGGTTCTACGGTAGATGTAACAAGAGTATTTTTTGAAGCTACTCCCGCTATCAATAGATTCTTTGACCCATATTCAGTAGGAGCACAAGGTACATTGAATTTAATGGATGAGCTTGGTTTTGGCCAATATTCTCCCGCAGCTCAATTTTTATTGATGCCGTTATATGAAGATTTATTAAGAATACAAGCTATTGAATTTAATGATACAATTCGTAAATCACAACATTCATTTAATATAGTAGATAATAAGTTACAAATTTTTCCTATACCAACAAGTGCAACTCCTACTAAAATGTATTTTGAATATATGAGTAGAGATGAATTTGAACACGATTCTCAAACAATCCAATCAGATTCACTTTCAGATTATTCAGATATTCCATATGATTTCATTCAATATTCATTTATAAATGATGTTGGTAAACAATGGATTAGAAAATATACATTAGCATTGTCAAAAGAACTCTTAGGAGCGATTAGAGAAAAATATAGTTCAGTACCTATACCAGATGGAGAAGTAACCTTAGATGGGGCAGCATTGAGAGCAGAAGCGCAAGTAGAGAAAGATATGTTGATGACTCAGTTAAGAGAAAATTTAGAGGAGATGAGTAGAAAAAATGTGATGGAAAATAAAACACAGGAATCTAACCACCACCAAGAAATGTTAAGAAAAGTTCCTTTAAAATTATACATAGGATAATATGCCAAAATTTATATTAGGTAGAGATATCGATTTTTTTAGAAGTATAAGTAGAGAATTGGTTGATACAGTCATCCAAACCGCTATTGTATTGTTTAAAGTAAATACTTACGAAAGTAAAGTTAACATTTATGGAGAATCCCTAAATAAAACTTGGTATCCGGGCGTTGAAATGTATTGTTTAATTGATAAGGAGGGAGAAGATGTTTCATACGAAGGATTTGGTCCTGATAATAATCAAAATATAACTTTCAAATTAGATAAGTTAATGTGTGAAGAAAAAGAAATATATCCTGAAATAGGTGATGTTATTTTCTTTGACCAATCTTATTATGAAATTGATAATACAAATGAAGTTCAATTTATAGGCGGCCAACCATCAAATAATTATAGTATAGTTTGTAGTACATTTATGACTAGAAAATCAAATTTAAACATAGAAGAAAGAGTAAAATAATTAAACTATGGCTAAAAACCCAATAAGACCTGAACTAAATAGGGGTAATCAAATTAAATCTGAAAAATCAGATGTAAAACATTCTGTATCATTATTTGATGTAGATTATGCTATGATGTCTTATTTAGAGGATGTTGCTTTGCCAACATTAACTGAAGGTGATGGTAATGTTATAAAAATACCTGTTATATATGGTAATTCAGAAAGATGGAAGGGAGCAAGAAGAGATGGAATATTTAGAGATATAAAAGGTAAGATTCAATTACCTTTATTGATGTTAAGAAGAACATCTATATCAAAGGATGAATCTATGCCAATGTTAAATAACCATGTTTCATATCAGACTGTAACAAAGTGGAATAAAAGTAATAGATACGATAGATTTACTTTATTGGGTAATACTAAACCATCGTATGAATTGTATAATATAACTATGCCAGAATATGTAGAAATAAACTACGATTGTATGGCTTGGACATCATTCACAGAACATCTTAATAGTATAATTGAAGCGCTTACATTCACTACT